AGCCGGGATGAATACCTTGCAGCAATGAAGACAGAACGGAAGGGAATCAACAGTTATTTTGTTAGCGTGGTGCTTTCCTACGGAGTGTACACAAGAAAGGATCTCCGCACACAGACAATTAATTTTGCTGGCATCGTTTCAGGATTGTTAGGTCAGGCAAAAGAAAGCTTATCTATTGGATGCGTGAAAGAATTTCCGATCAGCTGCTCTAAGCTGCAGAAACTTTTGCCGGAAGGAATTGAGGAATACGCAAAAGAACTGGATGCACTTGGTTATATCACCTTAAGACAGTATACCGGGAAAGAAGACTACTACGTGACGAATGCCAATGTACTCGCTGCTGACGGAAGCGATTTTCCTTATATTGAAAATGTCCGGGTGCTCAACCGTATTGTCAGGGAAGTAAGTAAAAAAGCAACGGATAATATCCAGGCGGAGATTGATCCGGATAATATCGAGGCAAGCATTAAACCGTTTGAGGCAGATCTTGGAATTGCTATTGATAATTGCATCAAAGATAAAATTATCAGTTCCGGATCGGTCACAATCGAAACGGAAAATGTAAACATCCTTGTGGATGAGACCTTAAATGTAAGTGTTGAATGGGTTCCGATGGGAACGGTAAGAAAGTTCAATCTTACATTTGCAGTCAATAATCCATATGGAGCTGGAGCAGAATAGGAGGTGCAGATAAATGGATCCATTGATCAATGGTAAAAGTTATGACTGGTCAAGTATCGATTTCCATATGACAGACATGAACAACGTGCAGATCCAGGAAGTTGATTACGGGGATGAACAGGGACTTGATCCTGTTTATGGGAAAGGCGGTAAGATCAGAGGATATGGTACTGGCAATCAGAAAAATACCTTTAAAATAACCTTACTCCGAGAAGATTATGACGAAATGTGCCGCGTAATTAAGGCAAGCGGATGTAAACATTTCTATGGATATATGATCCCAAAAGTCACTGTAAGCTATGCAGATGAGGGAGCCAAGACATCTACAGATGTTATCACACGGATTGTGTTTAATAAAAGAGATTTCAAAGGAGCACAGGGTGATACATCCTTAAAAGTAACAATCGAGGGTATGGCTATAGGTGGAATCAGCACGAATGGTCTTGAAGCATAATCATTATTTTTGACAAAAATCAGGAGGAAAACAAGATGGATAACGTTATGGAAGAACAGCTTATGAAAAGCAGACAGGATGCTGCTGTAACAGATGAGATGGAGAATCTCAGAAAAAAATATAAAGAAAAGGATGGCAGAATCTACGAGATCAGGACAACGATCCAGGAAGATGATGAAGAGGAAAAAGAATTTACATTTCTTTTCAGGAAACCGGGAACCGCATCCTATGAGAGATATGTCAAATTGTCGTCCAATTCTGCAGTGAAAGCATTAAAGACATTTGTTATGGATAACATCTGTGAAGAGCAGTATAAAAAACTTGGCGATGCGCTGGAAGAATATCCGGCAATGTGCATCAGCCTTGGAGAGAAGCTTCTCAACATGCTCGGGTTATCTAAGGATACAGCAGTAAAAAAGCTGTAGAGCAGGAAAAGGAAAGCATTAAAAGTAATTTTTTGGAATATGGAAGGCTGCTGATCAATATGTATCTTCCCGGAAAATTAATTCCGGAAAATATTTATGATATGCCTTTTGAGGATTTTTTAAAACTTTTAGCGATGGCAGAAATTGCAAGAGATTTAAGGATTGAAGATATAGAGGTGGGCGTAAATAAAGGATATGTGGAAGCACATCCAGATTCACAATGAAGGTTAAAAAGATGCCCGGGTTACTCATCGGGCATCTTTTAATATGAGGTGATAGAAGTATGGGAATGGATTCTGTTTATAAGTTGTCCGTTGTTCTCGGACTGACAGATAACATGACTGGAAACCTCTCAAGTGTGACGAATAAGGTGGCTGATAGTACTGAAAAACTGAACAAGGCATTTGGAAGTGTCCAAAAGGCTGGAGCTGTCATGGTGGGCGTAGGAACGGCACTGACAACGGCGTGCCTTGGTACTGTGCAATCTACATTTGATACACAAAATGCCCTTGGAGAACTTGCCTCTCTGGGAGTACAGGATCTTGATGCGGTAGAAAAGGCAGCAAAGAGCTTTTCTGACACGTGGGCAGGAACGACGAAAAGCGAATTTATTACTGCATCTTATGATATTAAATCAGGTATTGCATCGCTGACCGATGAAGGTGTGGCAAAGTTCACGGAACTTGCAGCCTTGACCGGTAAGGCAACAAAGTCCACAACAGAAGAGATGGGTTCTCTATTTGCGACTGGTTATGGTATTTACAAAGGTGCATATGAGGATATGTCAGATCTTGAATTTGGGGAGATGTTCTCAGCCGGTATTGCTACAGCGGTTAAGAACTATAAAACAGCAGGTTCGGAGATGGCAAGTGCAATCTCAATGTTAGGAGCCACAGCAACAAATAATAAGATATCCATGGAAGAGCAGCTGGCAATCTTAGGACAGCTTCAGACAACAATGAGCGGATCAGAAGCAGCCACGAAGTATAAATCATTTTTAAATACTGCAGCGAGTGCAGGAGAAAAGTTAGGTCTGTCATTTGTGGATGCAAATAATCAGCTTCTGACAACCCCGGAGATATTGCAGAAATTAAAGGATAAGTATGGAGATACACTGGATGCGGTTGAGAAACAGGAGATCAAATCGGCATTCGGAACAGATGAAGCTGTTGCCATGATCGACCTTCTTTATAATGACATTGATGGACTGACAGGTGGAATAGACAGCTTAGCATCCAGTATGAAGCAGGGTGTCAGTGTGACAAATGAAATGGCGGAGGCTATAGACAACACTCCGGAAAGAAAATTCGAAGTTTTAAGGCAGAAGATACATAACAATGCAGAGGAACTTGGAAAGAATCTTCTGCCGGTTGTAAATAACACACTTACAAAGGTAAATGATCTTATAGACAAAGGTTCGGATTTGATTGCAAATAACCAGCAGACAGTGCAGAGCATCATGAATATAGCATTGCGGTTGGGAATTATGCTTGTCGTGATCGGTACCGTAGTAGGTGCGATCGGAACGATTGGAAAAGCGGTATCCGGTGTCAGTGCAGCCATTAAGACAGCAAGGCTTGTATGGCTGGCATTCAATGCAGTATTTGCTGCAACTCCGATAGGATGGATTGTGATAGCGATTGTTGGATTGATAGCAGCATTTGTCCTGCTATGGAATAAATCGGAAGCGTTTCGAAATTTCTGGATTGGATTATTCGACCAGATCAAAGGAAGTGTCACACAGGCATGGGAAACATTACAGCCAGCACTACAAAATGTCGGGCAGAAATTTATGGAACTTTATGAGGCAGCAAAGCCGATTCTAGAGATTATTGCATTGATCGCAGGTGTTGTCGGCACATTTTTTGTTGCACAGTTTGTGGCAGGAATACAAGGGATGATTGCAGCCCTGACACCACTGACGAATGCCCTTTCGGATCTTATTTCGTTTGCAACAAATATAATCAACATGTTTGTTGCTTTATTTACCGGGGATTTTACCGGGGCATGTGAGTTTGCAGATGCAGCGTTGCAGGATCTGGAAAATTTTTTCGGAAATTGTTTCGATGCGATTTTAGCATTTGCAGGTGGGTTCGCAGAAGGATTTTTAGGTGTTATCTGTGGGGCACTTCAAGCAGTTGGCATTGATATTTCTGTGGAGCAGCTGAAACAAAAATTCATGGACGGACTTACTGGTATATTATCCATGGTAAATGACAAAATGAACAGCGTGAAAGACAAGTTCAATGAGAAGATGGATGCTATACAGGAAAAGGTAAACAATGCGATTGAAAAGATAAAAAGCCTTTTCGGTATTGATTTTCCTACACCAAAAATCAAACTGCCACATATCAAGATTGATGGAAGCTTTAGTTTAAGTCCGCCTAGTGTGCCGAAAATTAGTACAGATTGGTATGCTGATGGAGGAATCATGACGAAACCAACAATCTTTGGTGCATCTGGCAACACATTACTGGGAGGTGGTGAGGCTGGAGCAGAGGCAATTCTTCCATTGTCAGCACTGTGGAGTCATTTGAAAACATTTATCCATGAGGAACTTGGTGGGAGCGACGAGAGCAAAGCTGAATCGCGAAACATAGTATCAGAGCTTACAAGAAGAGAAACACGTACACTTGAGAAAAATGAAAGAGTGATAAATGAAAAGCAGACGGATCATGAAAAGACGGATAGTGGAAGTTCAATCATCATCCAGCATCTGGAACTGAAGCCGGATCTTACGAAGATAAAAGACATTGAGCTGTTGCAGAAGCTAATTAATGAGCTTAAAGATGCACAGAACTCCGGAGATGATCCTAAACCTGCAACAACGTAAGAAGGAGGAAGGGCAGATGCTGTTAGTGCAGGAGAATATTGTAAAACTTGGAGGCGTTATCTTGTCTGGACAGTGTAAAAAAATCAGCATCGATGAGACAGCGACTATTGAAAACATCGAAGACGACAAGGGAAAGACCAAAGCAACACAGCCGACAGGATATGAAGCAGCAAAGATCAGTATTGATTTTATACTGGAAGATTCTACAGAAATGACACAGGATGAACAGATCACTGCCATGCAGAGGCTCTTTAAGGCTTACGGACAGACAAAAGCCAATCTTTTAGAAATTGTAAATGAAGATTGTGCTGCCAGAGGAATTTCCAAGGTTTATTTTAAAAAGCTTGGAACACAAAATGTAATTGCTGAAAGCAGAAGGACGGCAACGTTGGAATTAGTTGCTCCTGTGATTGCAGGAATAACCACTAAAACGGTCAGTGCTTCTGCTGGAAGCACTAAAAAGAAATCTTCCAGCAAAGCAAAAAAGAAGACAGAAAGTAAAACAACAAAGCAGGTGGAATTTCCTCTTACCAGAAAGAAACAGAATGCCAAGGCAAAACTGATGGCAAGGGATTTAATCTTATAGGAGTGAGCATGGGATATAAAAAGCTGATAAGTCCTGAATTTAAAATAAGTACTGAACACTATGAAATTACAAGTGGATGTGAAGTGGAGTGTTTTTCAAGCCGGGAGGCAAGATCAGATTGGTGCAGGGTGGAACTTGCAACTCAATATGAAGGAATCGTTTCTTATGAAGATAACGAGGAAGCAGTTGTTGAACTGGGATATGATGACGATTATGATACTTTGCTTTCAGGATATTGCCGTAAAAATGAAAATGATTCCTGGAAAGAAATTATGATCCGGGAT